TACACGGGTTAGGGCAAAGTCTGTGCTACTGCGAGTTACAACGGCACTCAGTATGTCGATTACGTCCGCCGACAAAGCATACGTTCTTGTGCCGGAAGTAAGGGCCTGTGTTCTTTGAGCTATAGTCCACTGGTTTAACCCGCGGTTAGCCCATTCTGCAAGCATGAGGTTAAGGGAGCGCCTTGCTGTTGTCAGATCATAGCCCGTGCGTACTTCTAAACCGCAACGCTCAAAGGCTTCCTCGACGTATTCGGCTACATCTAATTCAAAATTCACGCTTCCAGAAACAGCCATCACTCATCTTTCGCGTACAAGTTGTCGAAAATCTGATTTACATCCATTGTATAGTCTAAATCTGACTTTGAATAGTGTATATGCTGAGACGGTAAAAAGTCCGGGGCACCCTCTCCTGTTTCAAACCACGCGGGATGCGTCACTCTAACTCTGTTATTGGGTAGAGCTATTATGTTTCCCGTCCACGGACCGGCGTCTAAAAGTTCCAAAACATGGCTCTGTTTGTGTTGCGCCGGGTCGTCCGCTATCTCGCTTTCAGTGTAATCAACAGTAAAATAGTATTTAGCCGGGAAAAAGTTTGGCCCAACTTTAGCAAGCCAAGGGCAAGGGTGAGCCCTGTCTAGTCTGTAGACAGCATGAGTGTGAGACATGCAATCCCAAGGTTGTGCAAAGTGAACAGGCATAGGTTCCGGCCACTCCTCCAAAGGCGTGTCTCCAACTAAAGCTGTGATCGGCATACGAGCCCACATGGCCCCACCGTGCACGTTTGGATTATCTGTGCCGTCTGTCTCGCAGCCAGTAAAGATCATCTGAAAGCTCAAACAACGACTTGGCATGGTTGTAACCGCAATCGCCATAGCGTGAATAAACTCGCCGTGATAGTTTTGGTGATTGCATGTATATTCCTTCCGCACCCAACATTTAAAATGCGGAATATTGCTCTGAAGATATGGCACTGATACTAGACCTTACCGCCTTTAGCCATGCCCTTTTTCTTCATCATGCCGCCATTAGCCATCTTCTGGACCTTGCCGCCTTTGGCGTAGCCCTTCTTTTTCATGGCTCCGCCACCGGCCATTTTCTGAACCTTGCCACCTTTAGCCATGCCCTTTTTCTTCATACCTACGGCACCACCAGCGGCAAAACCTTTTTTCTTCATTGGTGTGGCTTTTGCCCCACCAACAAGGTCGGCGTAATACTCTTCCATGCTCATAAATTCTTTAGCCATTTTTCGCTCCTATGCTAGCTAACTGAACCTGTTGTAATCTTTCTTCTGTCGGGCATTATACTACCGCATCCTCGTGCAACTACGGACCCCGAAACTTTTTTCCCTCTGTACGGTCTTTTTGCTTTCGTCGTTGGGACAGCAACACCTCCATTGCCCATTTTTCGGACTTTGGCTCTTTTTGTGTTGGGGACAACTGTTTTTCCTTTTGAGCCCTCTTTTTTCTTTTTACGAGCAGTCGTAGCTCGTTCAGACTTTGATAGACTATTTGCTTTAGCTCTTGGAAGACAGCGATCAGGGTTTTTCTTATCTTTTGAAGTACCGCACTTACCTTTGATAGAACCATCTGATCCAATCCTAACCCAATCCTGCTTCACCCACTCTTTAAGCTGGCCCATTAGCTTTTTCTTTTTTTGTTTTTCACCAAATTAGACAAAGTCCTCGCCTGCCCAGCATGAGCTTTAGAGGCTTTTTTTAACTTTTTGGCAACTTTTTTAACCTGAGTTTTGGCTCTTCCTGTCAACATTTACTTACCTTTTGACTTTTTGGCGTAGTTAGGGTCTTTACAGTATTTGGACGCGGCCATATTCGCATAGGCTGACGGGTATGTATCAAACGTCCGTTTAGCCCATGCCTTGCCTTTCGGACAAATTTTGCCACCACTCTTAACCTTTCCGCCCTTTTTCATGCGGACAACGCTGCTTGATGCTCGCCTTTGAACAGGACAAGCTCCAGCCCCTAATCTTACTGCACTGGTCATTTAAAACACTTTCTGCACAACAGCAGCAGCTACAATTAACGCCGCTATACCCCAAAGCCGCTGGTCTAACTTATCCAACTGCTTCTGTATTTGAGCATACCGGGTATTGCATTCTTCTTCGTGCTTTTCCAAAAGTTTTAAAACGTCATCAGCTTTCATCAACATTTCCACCTTTTACGGGCCTGTCTTAGACGGCTATTTGGATCTTTCGCCGCCTTCGGAAACTTCTTCATCTGACCGGCAGACCTAGCGCAAAAAGACTTTCTACGCTTTGCTGCCTTACTTCCGGGTTTCACTTTACCCGTAACCGCCGTCTTTAACTTACTACCGGGATTTTTACGCCTATATGCTTTTACCCCGGCTTCTGTCATTCCCGCCCCTTTATCAGTAGGACGGAAATTTTTCTTGTTACGCTTTGGCATCTTGTCTTTACGAGGTGCCATTTAACTACCCCTTACGCATACTTTTTACGCATGTACAACATAATCGTATAAGTGTCCGCAGACGTGTGACCAACCGTTGTAAATAGAATATCCCCAGTTTTTCCGCTTCCAGAATTGTTACTCAAACCGCCAAAAGAGTTGTAATCGTGATGACCACTCTGGTTTTCACCCAACTCAATACAAAAAGCGTTAGATGTAGCGTCAAACAGGATTTGAACTTTCATCCCGTTACACTGCCACCAAATACGTTCTATAACGACTTCACTACACGCAACACCGTCTAAACTACTGGATAAAGCCGATACATCTACTTTTTTTACAGCAGCCTCTCCGGTCCCGTCAGAGATATTGGTGAACTTCATAACAGCGTGTTTAGGGCCGTCAATCAGGGTTTGTGATGTTACTGCATCAGCCATGTAAAACTCCTGTAAAAGGAAAGGGAGCAGAACTCCCTTTCTATGAAATCAATTACGCGATCTGAACGTACTCAATAATGAACGTGAACGACCCTGCTGTTGTGGCATCAACCGTATTTGTGATGTTGCAGAAGATAGTTCTTGCTGTATCTGTGTACTGAACAGAAGCTGGGGCTGTTGTGCCGTCCTGTGTCTGAAGAACCAAGCTGGTTACAGTCACGTTATGTGCAACAACGGTTGTGCCGCCATCAAGGATTTCATCAGTCTGAGCCGCAACAATTTGTGCGCCAGAGGAAGAGGTTCCAACTTCGTAACCAATATCGCCTGTTCCAATGACAGGAGAAACATCACAAAATATTTTAATGTCAGTGATGATAGTGTTGGCTGGTTGCGTAAACTCACCAATAGTCGGGCTGTCCCCGGCTGTTGTGTTTACTGTTACACCCGTGGCATAGCCAACGTGCTTTACATATTTGTTTGTGACAATGCCGGTGGAGGCAATAGAAGAGGTTTCTGTTATCGCACCCGTGCTTGAGTTTTTATTGATAACTTTGAAACCATTTTCAGAGCGGACTGCTCCGCTGAAAGTAGTGACAGCCATTTGAGTCTCCTGTCGTGGCTAATGTCAGTCGCCCAATGCAACTGTCAGGATTTAAAAACTATACAACAAAAAAGGGCGGCTGTGAAGCCGCCCTTTAAAACCCTACGGGAGGGAGGGTTATTAGGCTGCGCCCGGTGTTCCAAACACACACCGCCAATCAGACACGCCGAAGCTGTAACGCTCACGAGCCTTGAACCGCATGTTTCCGGTGTCAAAGTCACCTTCCATAGCGGTTTTAATTGCTGAACGGTTGAAGTGTTTGAAGCCGTTAGGGGCATCAGTCTTGATAAAGAACGCATCTGTATCAGTCAGGAAGTGGTTTACAACTGCACCTTCGGGCAGCATCCCCATGTTCTTGATTGCATTTGCGTCGTTATCTGCCGTAGCCGAACGCAGGTTTGAGTTAATCACACGCTCTGCAATGAATTGCAGTTCTTTTGGAATGATCAGCTTCATGCCGCGTACAGCAATCTTCAGGCCACGCTCATCTGTCAAACCAGCAATATCAATCAACATCTGCTCAAGTGAAGTTTCATTCAAGTCAGCGGCTGTTGAAAGAAGGTTGCGTTGGTTGCCAGACAACG